ACGTTGTTCCTTCCTGCCAGCCAAAGTAAGCTCCTTCCACAGTCTGAATTGGACTCAGCGTTAAAGGTAATGGGTAAGGAAGCCTATGATAGGGAGTATGAATGCTCGTTTGAAGCTCCTGTTCCTGGTTCAATATACGCCAATCAGATAAACCACCTACGTAAGGAGAACAGGATTCTCGACTTCCCAATGGAACAAGGCCATCCGCTTTATACGTTCTGGGACTTAGGTCAGTCCGACTTCACCTGTATATGGCTAGTTCAGTTGGTTAATAGGGATATTCTACTTCTTAACTACTTCTCAGACACAGGTAGGACGCCAGCCTATTACGTAGATCAATGCCTCATTTGGGAGAAAAGGTATGGTAAGCCTATCAAGATGCACCATCTGCCCCATGATGCCAATACTCGTGATAGGGGTGGTAAGACGTGGATAAGCGACTTAAAGGACGCGGGTATGACCGACCTATGTGTTGTGCCTAGAACGCCCGACATTTGGCTAGGAATCAATCAGGTACGCGATCTAATGCCTCGCTTTGTCATTCACCGCACCAACTGTTCTAAGCAGTTCGGAACCAAGCTACAACCCATCCCCAGCGGATTGGACTGCTTGGAGTACTATCGTAAGCGTGAGGTACAGACGGGAGCTGCCACCAATGAACGTCCCGTACACGATGAGTTCTCTCACGGAGCTGATGCTATACGTACACTAGGTGAGGCTTATAGCTATGGGCTATTAACAGGAACGTCTGAATTTGCCCGCCAAACCAAGACAATAGACATCCGTGTAAGCCGTGAACCCGTTAAGAACAACGTCTTTAGAAAGGTGATTTCCTCCTTCCGATGAGCCCAATAGATCAGATACAATGGAAATTCCATCAGCAGGGGATAGATTTTCCTCTACTTCTGGAAGCCCATTATGCTCATGGGTTTGTTTTCAGCACCCCAGACTTCTTTGTCATGGGTAGACCCGTAGATAGCCAAGAAGCCTATAGCCTTATCAGAGAACCTACATACACGTTTGATAGGGATAGGCAGGATGCTTGGTGGGTATATGGGCTAGCTGGTGACACACACAAGGCTTGGAATATATTGCCTTACCATCTTCCGTTAATAGGATTTGAGCGTTTTGACGAAATTCCTCGCTTTTATTCTATAACAACCTTAAGGCGTTTAACTAACAACACATAATATGGGCGGCTCATCCACTCCTCAAGTTCCTCAGGCTCCTACGCCAACTCCTCCAGTTACACCTAACAACGCTGCCTCTATAGCTGTTGAACAGGCCACCTATCGTCAACAACTAAGACGTAAGGGCATTGGTCAAACAACCTATGCTGGGGCTAACATGCCATCATCTCAGGGTATGCAAGGCTACGCAGCAGGCTTAGGTGGTAGCACAATGGGTAATCCAAACGCAATGTCAGGAATGCCAAAGAAGTAATATGATACTACCACAAGCAGACGACATTACCAGCAAGCCACTTCCTGCCGAGACAGCAGCTAGTCCTGTTGTTACACAGAGACACTTGGATGAATGTACCCGTGCGTTAGGCCGTCCGTTATGGGAGTTTGAGTTCGGCATCCTACAAGACATGCTTTTAACGCTTCAGGGTATAAACAACAAAGCTGCTAAGAAGGGCATTCTGCAAGGCTACTCGATGGATGAGCTAGTAAGTATTTTCATTGAACGTGTACAGATGGCGGAGCAAAAAGCCGCCGACTTTAAATCAGCTCTCAAATAATCATGGCCTCTTTAGACGACAACGAGTTAGCACTTAAGCTATTTAAACGAGCAGATAAACTAAAGGGCTATCGTAATAGCATCTTTGATCCTCGTTGGCAGGAAATCTCTGACTACTTTTGGCCTGACGTATCCGACATCAACACTGAGAAAACTGAATCAATGACTGGTTGGTTTGATCGTTTATACGAATCAACCGCCATGCGTGCATCAGCCACTTGCTCAGTGGGCGTACGTAATTGGGTTACTCCCTCAACAGAACCTTGGCTTGATCTTGCGCCTCCTACTAACTTAACAAAAGCTAATATGGATCGCCAGATGGGGATGATGCCTGGCAAGGATAGATTACAGAAACTCCTTAGTCCACAGACTCAGCCTCTTGACGACCAGTCCGTAGATGAAGCTACACGTTGGTCAGCAGACACGGCGCAAACCATTTTACAAGAACTAGCAGCTTCCAACTTCTATTCCGTCATTCAACCATTCAACAGAAGTGCCTGCGTATTTGGTACGGCTCTTATGTTCATGGAAGAAGGTAAAGCCAATCTCTACCGCTTTGAGCAATTCAAGGTAGGTACGTTTGTAATCGCCGAGAACGACGAAAAGTCGATTGATACAGTTGTACGTTGGTTCAAGCTCACAGTAAGACAAGCAGCTCAGAAGTTTGGCGTAGAGAACCTTCCTAAGAAGATGCAGGAAGCTCACGACAAAAAGAAATACGATGAAATGTATGAGTTCATGCATCACGTATTTCCTAATGACGACTTCAAGGTTGGCGACTTAGGAACTAACGGAAAAGCCTTTGCATCTGTTTACCAGACAGTAGTTGAAAAGAAAATTGTTAGCTATCAAGGCTACGATGAGATGCCATACTTTTGTTTACGCTGGAGTCGTTGGGGTACAGATGACCAAGCCTATGGTTGTTCCCCAGCATTTGAAACTCTGGTAGAAGCTCGCCAGCTCAATTTCGTCACCCAGTATCAGGATGCACTAGCCGAGTTAAAAGCCTTCCCTCGTCTCTTATATCCAGACAACCTTGACGGCAACATCCAACTAGCCGCAGGTGGTGTGACAACTTACAAGGCCGATCAACCCGAAGCTGTACCTCGTGAATGGTTAACGCAGGGTGATTACCAAAACACCAAGGAAATGTTAGATGACAAGCGTGCTGCGTTAAACAAAGCATTCTTCGTAGACATCTTCAACGCACTTGGAAATCTTGAGGACAAGCGTATGACCGCCACTGAGGTGAGCCAGCGCATTGGTGAGAAGCTCGATCAGTTCACAGGAACATTTGATCAATATCGCACCGACCTCATCAACCCACTTGTACTACGCTGCATTGGTATTGCGTACAGAGCTGGTAAGTTGGGCAAAGCACCGCAAGCACTCTTAGTACGTCCTAACAACGATCCTAAAGAACCATTACAACTTGCTTCACCAAAGATTAATATCAAGAGCCGTGTAACGCTTGCGATGAATGAAGTGAAGAACGTGGGCACAGAAAAGACACTAACCTTGCTTCAACCTCTTGCTCAGATTGCGTCCAGACATCATGGACAACTTTAACTTCGATAATCTCGTACGTATGACAGGCCGTAACTTCGGTATGCCTGAAGGTTCATTCCGTTCAATGAAGGAAGTAATCGACCTACGTAATCAACGCGCTCAGATGATCGCAAAAGAAAACGCTCTCAAGAATGCAGAGACTGCTGCTACCGCTGCTGGCAAACTCGGCAAAGCTCCACAACAACTTCAAGACGCAGCATCAAATCAACTTCAATCAGCACAAGGATAATTCATGGCTACTCCATCTACATTAAGAAATCAGTGGTCGGTAACTAGCACTACCGCTATATCGAACACTACGGCTGTTACAATCGCAGCAGCTTCCCAACAAACAAACCTCGTAGGTAATGTTACTAACAATAAGAACTTCTTAACAGATCTTTATTTTATTAACACAAGTTCTACGCCAACAGTTGTACAGATTATTGACGCTGGATCATCCACAGTGCTTATGAATTTATACGCACCAGCAAGCTCCACATCTCCTACAGTACTCAATCTTGCAACACCCGTAGCTGGTACACCTAACTCTGCATTACAGATTAAAGCAGTGACTACAGGTGCAAACATCTACTGGGCAGCATCAGGTTTTATAGCAACAGCTAACGCATAATAACATGGCTCTCGATCCAACCGAGGTCGCCATCACTCAGTCCAGACGTTTAGAACTAGCCTACTTAAAGGTGTTTGGCGGTCTGGACACGAGGGATGCAGATCAACGTCTTGTTTGGCAAGACTTAGAAAAACATTGCAAGGTGAATGCCCTGTCTGCGGAAGCACGT